CAGATAAGCTGATTTTATCTTCTATTTCGAGGACTCTTGTTTTTGATCTGATTCTTGACGTTGGGTTTCCACCGTCAATCCAAAGATATTCTGCAATCACATTCATTGTGCTTCTCTCTTTCTGTCTATTTCTCTCTGTAGATACCATATTGCTTTTTTTAAATCCTCTTCCATTTGTTCTTCAGGTTTCTTACCTGCTCTCAGAATATACTTCAAAGCAGACCCTAAAGAGAAGTTCAACTTGTAAGACTCAATCACATCTATGGCTTCCATATTTTTAGATTGGTAGTGTTCAGGATGGTTTATTTTCTCGTATGCACTCAAAATACTTCTCCTTCTTTCATAGGATAGTTAAAGCCCTCACCATTTCGCCTTGGATAAGTGGTGTGTTTTCTTTATATTCTTCTACCCAAGCCCATACTCTTTTATGCGATTATAAGAATCGTTTGGGTATATTAAAGAGACACCTTCGCTGTTATTTCTTTACATTCTTGGAGTTCTCGCTTGGAAAACATCATATTCTTAGAACCTCGCTCTACCTATGACGCTATGATTATTGGTGTCTGCTATACTATCGGTTTTGTTTGTCTGTCATATGATAAAGACAAGATAATACTGCATTTGAAAGAAGAAATATTAAGCGAGGATGCTAATGTTTCTGAAGAAGATGCAAACATCATGGCGATAGAGTTTTTCGAGTTTAACATTCTAGGTGCTTACATGGGAGAGGGTTCTCCTGTTTATATCTCAAAAACAGATTTGGAAGATGTGGTAGATTCTTCAGCGTTGTAGTTTGTTGATATGTTTCCTTCTTTTACTTAAGAATGGAGGAGACGAAGATGGATCGTTTTTATTCACATAGTCAACCCTCCCAAGATTTGGCTGGGGTCAAAACTTGGGTAGATAAATCTCGCCAAGATGGGGTAGAAGAAGACACTTCTACACCACAATCTAGCAGACCTGATTATGCAGATGGTAAGCCACAGAGAGATCGTGTTCTTCCTTTACCAAGTGGACACCCCAAAGGTAGAGACGAACAACGTGTTGGCCCTCCAATACATAATGTACCTTCAGACTCAGCAGGGAATACAAATACTAAACCCAAGAGTGAATTTGCTATTTCTGACCACCCCGATGGTAAACCCCTCCACCAAAGACCAAGGTCTTCAGGTATTCCTGGAGATCAGTACGGCTCTCCACATATAGATCAGTCTCAATCTACAGGAATGAAAAGGAGAGTTCTTTCTTCTGACTCTTACTATGGTCGAGGGAAGATAAATATTCGCCCACCTCAGAGGAGACAACGAAAAACGAGGGGGCGTGTCCGTAGGCTTTATAATTTGTATCGTAAAAAAGTACTACGAACAAATCGCAGTAAAGCTAAACAAGACAGAAGACGATATTATCGGAGAAATAAAAGGCGTATTCTTATGTATCAGAAGAGACGCAGACAGTCTCCTAAGAGATATGTGCGGTATGATGGAGGTGGGCAGTATTCACCTACCAAAAAAAATAAAGACATGCGAAATAAGAGGGCGGGTAGTTTTATGGATCTAGAACAAATGAAGAGAGAGGCATTACATGAAGTAATGTCGTCTATGTATAAAGAAGTTGTTGCCCCTGTAGAAACTTCAGATGTTAAATTCTCAGAAGAAACACAAGCCCGTTTTAAAAGTGGTCCGGGAAGCAGATCTCGACCTAAACAACAGAAGCAAAGAGCCAAGAGAAAGAAACAAACAGGAGGTTCGCTCTTACAATCAAGACGTAAGGCGAAAGCTTATTACCGAAGAAATAAAAGTAAGATTAAGCGTAATGTGAAGACATGGCGTAAAAAATACAAAAACACTCTTAAAAGGTACAAGAGACCAGGTCGTCGGGCTTCAGAGTTACAGATGCTTTTGAATATTCCTTGTCGTGTATTAGGATGTGAAGCCATGCTATACAGTGTGAACCCACTACAAAACTCAATCCACATGAGATCTGAAATAGGGGATTTAGAGATGCCTTTGTCTCACTTCTTCGCATTTGTTGATTGGGAAGATCCTACACAAGAAAAAATGCTTGAAGAAATATATGTTGAGAGCCTTTCAGATTATTTCTCATTGGAGACAGCAAGAGAGAGCGATTTAGTAAAGAAGACTGCGAGTATTTCTATGAATAGTTTAACTGCACTTCAGATACTCCTAGCGTGTTTGAGAGGGGCTCATTGGGCACATTGGACAAGTCATTGGCAAGTCAGAGGAGATGCGTACTATGGAGATCATCTTTTAATGGAACGTATGTATGGTGGTCTTGTAGAGGAAATAGACACACTTGCTGAAAAGATTGTAGGTTCTTATGGTCCAGAAGCTGTTGGTCCTGTTGATCAAGCTCAGATTATGGCAAACACCCTTCTCCCTATCGTTGAGATGCAAGCACAAGAGCATCCTATTTTAAGAGCTTTAGTCGTAGAACAAGCTTTACAGAAGGTCTTCAAAAGAGTGTATGAGTTTCTCAAAGAACAGGACACTCTTTCTTTAGGTATGGATGACTTTATTATGTCGTTAGCTTCACAACATGAAACTAATGTATATTTAATCAGACAAAGGTTGAGATAGTTATGTCTGTAACCAGCTTTTCAGGTCCAGATCGAGATCTCGTTGCTTTCTTTGAGAAGAACGTGGGCATTTTTGAGGTAGTTGTAATAAAAGACTTTTGTTTTTTTGAAGTAGAGAAAAGTATCAAAAAGGACTTAAAGTCGTTCTTGGAGGGGTCTCCTTCCTCGATCCGCCCTTGGTCTTTATCTCTATTCGCTTGGGAGAGGACTCTAGGTAATATTTCTAACTATGATTTAACTTACGACTTCAAGTTAATAGAATCAAATTGGATTCTTAAAATGGTTAGTGGTGTTCTCACTGCAACAGGCACTGTTAAAGTAACCTTTGAAATGGATTACAAATTAAAAACAGGTACTAGTCATACTAGTGTGTTTTCTACTCAGAAGTCCTTCAATCTTAGCATGAAAGAAGATACCGCCTTAAGTAACTTATATTTTATGTACTTGTCGGGGAGCAATCAATATAGGCGTTTCGCTACACAACACTTAATTAATAGGTCATATGTGGACTATTGTGGGGATGGAAGAAGTCCAAGAGCCAACAAGTTAGCTACTAGATATTCAGTGGAAAAACAGTATGGTAAGAAAGCAGATTTCTACAGAGAAGTTTCACCCCCAGACTCTCTCTCTAGCTTTACGACAGGAACTCCTGTTGGGGATTCAGAAAATCCTGATGGCACAAAAGACAACAGTGCTTTACCCGATGGAGATTCTGCAAGAAATATAGGCAGACCTTCTCCCGACTCACCTAACCTTAAATATCGTAATTTAGATAAATCTGAGGCTAATGGTAGAACACCTGCGAACAAACTTGATCTAGGCTATGTACATGACAGTGGTTCAGGTTCTGCTAGGGTTATCCCTTATGATAGTGGGTTTGAGAATAATAGCTCTCCTCTTAGAAATGCTTCGACCAAAGTTAAACCCATGTTTTTAGGGTCAGAAAGTGGAGCAATGGCTTACGATTTCTACTTTATGCGAGTCGAAAAAGACTACTATTACCACTACACATACAGAGATCGTGCAGAAGAAATAATTGAAGACGGACATTTAAGACCTAACTTCTACAATGATCAGCCTGGTGCTAAAGGTGCTTACGCCATTTCTGGTTCTTATGGGCAAGAGGTTACGAGTCTTCAAGTTAGTGGTTCTAGGAAAGAACACATGGATAAAATCGTAGCTCTCAAGTTTAAGACTAGAACTGAGCCAAAGTATGGTTACCCCGAAGAAGTCATTTGGGATAAGCCTGTGAAACTTATTCGACCAGAGATTGTGGGCGTTTCAAAAGCAGTATCCGATCTGAACCGAAATGAAGACTTGGGAGAGAACTTCAAGGTGTTTTACGACTTCAAGAAGGCTGTCGAGATCAAAAAAGAATATGGGGAATCTAGTTCTAGGGTTGCAAGTAGATTCCGAATGCGAAGAGGATCTTTGACTAATCTTAGTCAACAGATAAAGCAAGAGTACGGGGTAGAATTATCTCTGCTTGATAATGGGGAAATAATAGAATTAATAAAAATAGTGATACCAAAAGACCAAAGAGGGTTAGGTCTTGGGTCTAAGATTATGGGTGAGATTACAGCGTGGGCAGATCAAAAAGGGAAGATTATTTCTTTAACACCATCTAAGGATTTTGGAGGGTCTTCTGTTTCAAGGCTAGTTAGATTTTACTCTCAGTTTGGGTTTAAGAAGAATAAGGGGAGAAATAAAGATTTCAGAACACGAGATACTATGCTCCGATATCCTTCTGAAGCACAAGGGGGGAAAGTAGCGGGGCTGATTAAACCCCCTAAGAGGTTGATCAACGATATTAATGATTTTGTTTGTCATACTTTCATCACTAACATCCTATATGGAGAAGATGAGTTTAGAGAAGGGTACACAGAAGAAGAGTTACAATACTTCAGAGATAACAACTCCTTCACCTCCAAAGAAATAAAAGAGGCTCAGTATTCTGGGCTTGTTTTAAAAGAAATCGACTTCCCGTTGTCTTCTTATGGATTAGATGACACTCGATATAAAAATCTAAAAGTCTCTGTAAAGTGGGCAGACCCAAAAGGGAGTGCTTCAGCCCACTTCCACCCTGTGACAGGGGAGTTGTCGTTCTTTTGGATCGGGCAAATTTCTTCTAACTCTCATGGTGCGAAGCATTTTTGTAACTTCCTTAAGAGTATGGTTATCCATGAAGCTACACACGCCATGCAATATGTTAAACATGAAGGTGGTGGTCTACCTGCTAGAAAGAAAAAGCTCCCCTTTAATGTTTATGAATACTCAAAGAGTTCAAATTACCTAAATAATGTACGATATTTGAAGAATAAATATGGGGAGCGTTATGGAGAAGTCTTCCACACTCTTACTGGTGTTGAGTTTTACCCTGTCCTCTTACAACAGGTTTTAAGTTTTAGGTTTCATTTCCAAGAGCAGAATAAATCCCACACTAATTCAGATATTCGGAGATACTTGTCCGATAGCGATTTCTTTTTCTTTTTAAAAGAAGAAATGCCGAAAATGTACCTGAAGGCAGTTGGGATCTTTATAGATGAAGTGAATAAGACTAAAGAAGAAGGTTTATCTTATAAAAAAGCCTCTAGACCTATTCGTGTTGCGAGCTTAATAAAAAAGAGTAGCTTCTGATTTTATTTAAACCTTTATAGATTTCCTTAGTAGAAAGAGGAGATCTAAAATGCAGAAATATAAAGACTCTTGTATTGAAACACAACCTGTCATTTATGTGGGTGTGGAAAGACAAGAAGCCAAAGGTTTTGATTCGATCAAACTCATACTAGAAGACGCTAAAGGTTTAATCTATTCAGAATCTCACATAAAAGGGGTTATTTCTGTCCGTATGGTAAACAATATCTTAGAAATCTATGTTAAAGAGAGAGGCTAAATATGTACCATCATCTTTCATTGGCAGTTCGAGATCGAATTATAAGAGAACTTAGATCTTATTGGACTGATCATCCTAGATATGAAGATTTCGCTAAGAATATACAGGGAAAATACTCTTTTGAAGAACGTCCTCAGTTTGGGATGATTGTAAAAACTAGTGGTGCGAGCAATGTGGTTTTCAGTCCAAATAACTTTATCGCCACCGTTGAGGGTTTTGTTTCTTTAGCGAGAGTTCCAGATAAGACTTATGGCTCGATAGAGTGGGTGCGAGAAGACTCCTTCTCAGAAAGAGAAGCAGGTGTCCATATTATTTCTGTCTTTGAGCCAGATCGTACTGACCCTAGTGTTCGAGAGCATGATGTCTATGTTCAGAGATACGAGAGGATAAAAGAAAACCCTCCGATATTCATATCTAAAACAGAAATACTTCTTTCTGATCTACCTATTGAAGATAGCTTAAGGGTGGTCGAATACCCTTCAGGAAGATTACTTGGTCTTTCAGAGTATATTCTCGAAGAACAAAAGATCACTCTCCTTGAAGAACCCTCAAAGGCTTTTAATTATAAAATCCTATATACCACCAAAAGAGAACAAACTGGCCCTTTCAAAGTAAGACCTGCAATGGCTTACAGAGAAATAGTTAAGGGTGTCAACATTGTATTTGGTCGTAGATTACGAGGTGGTGATGAGATGGCTGTCATTGTAACGGAAGAGAGAGAAGAAGTTGCACATGAATATGGTGGTAGGTGGGATGTGAGTGTAGATTTGGACATGATTGCTAGAGATGTACATAGCCAAGCAGATATAGCTGACAATACTGCTGTTTGGATTTGGTCTACTCTTAGACCAAGATTGGCGACAATGGGTATAGAGCTGTCTGATGTTTCTTTGGGGGGTGAAGCAGAAGAAGTGTATGATGATAATGGTGATGATTATTTCTACACTGCCTCTATTTCCTTCACTTTGCAGACGGATTGGTTTCTTCATTATCCTTTAGTTACTCCTATTCAGAGTATTTCTAGACAGGGTATTCAACTAGATACATTAGAAAGCCCTGTCGTAGGTTTAGGGAATAAAAGTTTAATACAAAGGCTCTTATAGTTTTTCTATGCAGAAGGGTTTACTAGTATATTGAAGAAAGAATATTTTCATGCCCGTAAAAAAGTTCCAATGTCGAGCCTGTGGTTTGAGTTCGAGAAAAAGAACCACGAGAGACACCCTTACTATTTCGTGCGATTGTGGTGAACAAGCAATGGCAGAGGGTGCTTCTGTCTCGGTTGGTTTTGTCTCTTCTGTGAATAAAACAATGAAAACACAAGAAACTGGCATGGATTCTTTCGACCTAGATTTTGACAGAGTGATCGGAGAAGACGCTCGACAAAAATGGGAGACGATCTACCAAAGGCGAAGAGACAAATGGGACATTATCAATAAAAATAATGTCACAGGTAAAGAAATAGTAAGAATGGAAGATGGCTCTTATGACTCCATTCCTGAAATAAGCACAAACATGCGTACTAGCAGGATTTCTGCTATGGACAAGATTAAGACTCAAACTCACATAGATACTAAGGAGAAATAATTATGGCTATTAGAGGTGGATATGCTCCTCCCGGAGTTTACACAGAATCTGTTTTCGAGAGTCCTACTGTCACAGCTGGTGTTGTAGGACGTGTACCCCTTTTGATTGGATCTGGTAAAGAGACCTTTTCTGTAGAGGGTGTCAGCTTGGTTAGAGGTTCATCCTCTACCGTAGATCAGAATATGGTTGAAGAGGATGCAACAGGTCGTGCCGTCTTCGGTCAGAACCCTGACAACTCTTACATCATAGGAGACTTTGATGGGTCTTCTCAGCAAGTGCGTTCAAGACACTTCCCTCTAGTTACAGGAGATGGGACAGGCACAACGACAAGATCTTCAGCTTCTGTTACAGCAACAGTGAATGGAAATGTTGTTGTTGTTCTAGCTGTGGATGGCGAAAATGGGATTGTTACTCTTTCAGAATCTCCTAGTCTTGGAGATGATGTAAGAATTAGCTATTTCTTTAATCGCACAGATACTTTTGTGGGAGAGGAAGATCTTTCAACACAGGTCTCTCCTTTGAACTCAGATATCTTTGGCTCTCAAGGAGATATGGAAATCACATCAAACAGCCGTACTCTTGTTATGACTGTGGATGGTTCTCCTTTTTCAGTGACTCTTCCTGTGAAACATACTAACACATCAAGAGAGGATCACATCGACATCCTTCTTGCTCGTTTTGATGCTCAGACTTTGGGTTCTTTGGTTGTGACCTCTTATCTTGACGCAGAAGGTGTTAAGAACTTAAAGTTCTCAGCTAAAGGTTCAATCCTAATCGGAAATGGCGATTCCAATTCAGCGTTGGGTTTGATTGAAGGCCAAACAGGTACTTCAAGAAATAGTGTTTTCTATACACAGAATACCCCCATAGTAGATGGTAGTAATGGAGGAGTCGTCACCACAGATATTTCAAACGTAGCCGTTTTGGTTGACGGAGTTTCTGTAGTACCTACTTCAGTTGACGGCACCAGTGGTGCTATTGAGCTTTCTTTTTCTCCTCTTGTAGGGTCTACTATTTCTGTCAGCTATTCCCATAATACTTTCAGAGATTCTTTTGATTACGTCCCTTCTCGTGATGTTGTTTCACTTGATCTTGTTTCCCTAGTTCCTAATGGAGGTGGTGCTTCTTCTAACTTCTTAGAGGGTGCAGATTGGGTTCTCAGAGATGATAAAATCTATTGGGGTACACAAGCACTTGCTTCAGCAGGTGAGGGTCAACTAGGAAATACGTCTTTCGGATCTAGTCAGGTTAACCCTGTACTCAGAGATGAAAGAGCATTCTTAATGGAGTGTTCTTCTGTCGTTGATACTTCAGTTATCCCATCTCGCACCTCTACTATTTCTTTCAAGTTGCCTCATCTTGCAACAGATGGTTCTGGTAGTGGTCTTGCTACTTCTAACCCGAACCTTATTTCTGCAAGAGTTGGTGTTAGTTTAGCTGACGCTTTAGATAAGCAACCTGCAAAAGTAGTAAGAGTCAATCCTGCGGATTCCACTATTGTATTGGACACTCCTGTTCCTGTAGGTCAGAAAGTTTTCGCTACTTTCTACTACAACAACATCCAAGATGAGATGAAGATCAATGGAGAAGGGTACACTCTTTCTGTTTCTTCTGTTGGTGGAAGCAATCAAGGGACTTACACTATTTCCAATAGTGGTAAAAAACTATTCGTTCCTTCTTTCACTGGAAAAGGTACTGACCTTACAACTACTTTCCTTTCTTTCCCTTCAGGGTCAGAAGCTATTTCTGATGCAAGAATTGAAAGTGGAAAGCCAGTAGAAGAGACCGTTACAGTTCAGATTGAGAGCTTTGAACCTACTCCTGCTATTTTCACCACTCATGGCTCTGCTCCATATAGTATTGTAGATGCTCAGTCGGACACTATTTCTTTGGATCTTGGTACTAGTGCAGATAAATCTAAAACTGTAGACTTAAGTAATCCAACAGGACTAACTAATAAAGGCTTCTTTACTACTTTGGTGAGTGAAGCTCTCCCTTACACAGCGTCTTCAGATAATGCACATCTTGGAGAGCTTTCAGGTTCTCTTGAGTTAAATATTGACGGTGTAGAAATAGCTTCTGCTTTCTTAGCTGTAGCAGATGCGAAAGCTTCAGATATTGCTACAGTATTGAATGCTTCTTCAGCATCAACATCTGCGAAATATCACTGTATGTCTCCTATTGGGAAC